TCAGCCCTTGGCCGACGAGATCAGCAGCTCTGCCCGCGCCACTCCCCGATCCGCGTGATTGCCGACGGAGTAGGTCGTTGCAACCGGCTCGACCGTTGCCCAGGAGAAGAGGTCGCTGATCTCGGGCACGTCGTTGATCGACATGAGGAACCGGCCCCGCAGCCCGGCGAGCTGATCAGCCAGGCGGTCGAAGTCGTCCCGGCCGAACAGGGCCTTGCCATAGTCGCCCTCGCAGCCCCAGTACGGCGGGTCCACATAGAACAATGTGTCCGGACGGTCATAACGCCGGATGAAGTCCTGGTAGTCGAGACACTCGATCACGACGCCCGCGAGGCGCGTGTGCAGGTCCTCGAGCATCGGCTCGAGCGTGGTCAGGTTGAAGCGGCCCGGGCGATCCTTCGACACGCCGAAGTTGCGGCCCGAGACCTTGCCGCCGAATGCGGTGCGCTGCAGGTAGAGAAACCGACCGGCCCGCTCGAGATCGGTGAGTGTCGCCGGGTCGGTGGCGACCAGGCGTTCGAACTCGGCGCGCGTCGTCAGCTGGAACCGCAGCGTGTCAAGGAAGGCGACGTAGTGGCGCTGCAGGATCCTAAAGAGGTTCGCCACGTCCTGGCCGCGGTCGTTGATCACCTCGGCCCTCGGGCGTCGTGTGCGGCGAAGGAACACCCCGCCCATGCCGACGAAAGGTTCGGCATAGGTCAGGCAGGGCATCGCGTCGAGGATCGCGCAGATGCGGCGGGCGAGGTTCCGCTTGCCGCCCAGCCAGGGGGCGACTGGGGTGACGGGCGTTACGGGGGACATGGGTTCTCCATCGGTGAGTGATGGAGAACTTAACGTGAACATATGCGCGTGTCAGCCTTCAGTTCTGAGCGGTAGGCGGCAGCGTTCCGGCCCTAATTCGTGCTACGATCTCCATTGCCTTCCGGAACCCCTTCAGCGTGTGGGCTTCGTCGCGATCATAGTCATATGGCCACTCAACGCGGCGAACGACCACGTCTTCGCCGTTGACGAGCTGCGGGAGCACGCTAGAAGCGGAAACGCATCCGTCGGTGCCTGTCCTGACGGCCCGATTGCGATCCACGCGGATCATGCCGCGCCTGCCCGGGAAATCGTGACCCATAATACAGACAGTTTGGGGGGCATCGCTCGCGCCGTAACCCACCCATATCCCACCAAATTTGGACGAAATGCTGCACTCTCGAACGTCCGTCATGCGATCGATCCTGCAATCGATCGACCAATTGAAATCGAGAATGTCCGGCCCCAATGCCACCGAGGCGCTGCCATCGGGATAGGCACGAATGTAGAACCCATCCTCCTCAACATATTTCCTCGGCGATGCGGCGGCCTGCACACAACCTGCGAGAAGGACCAATGCTGCGAAAGACAGCCTTTTCATTGTAAACATCACGGCACCCTGCAGAAATAGACCACCCGCCCCACGACGCGCAGCTGGGCGAGCGCGTCGGGGCCGAGGGTTTCCGGCGCGTAGGCCGGGTTGTCGGAGATGAGCTCGATCAGCCCGTCCAGGCGGCGGCGGATGCGCTTGACCAAGAGGTCCTCGCCGACGCCGATGACAGATATGAAGCCGTTTGAGATCGTGTCCTGGCTGCGGTCGACAACCAGTGCGGAACCGTCTGGAATGGTCGGCATCATGCTGTCGCCCGTGGCCCAGATAACCACGCATTTGCCCGGGTTTGCACCCGTTGAGCGCAGAAAAGCGTGATCGAAGGACATCACTCCGTCGGCCAGTTCCGAAACCGCCGCAGCACCAGGTCCGGCAGATGCCCGCACTTCGGAATACACTGGCAGATGGACGAAACCGGGGCGATCCTGCGAGGTCTGGCCACTTTCCGGCTCGCCGATCCGGCGAAGGTCAACTGCGACGGAACGAGCAATAGCGTTGTCGAGCTCTTTCGTAAGGGAAATGCGGCCGAACATCTCACCGTCGCCCGTGACCAACCAGTTGGCGTCGACGTTGAAGCGTTCCCGATACGCCGAGATCGCTGACGCATCCGGTTGTGTATCTCCGCGCTCATAGTTGGCGATCGTCTTGGACGAAAGCCCAATATCTTTGGCAAAGACATCTCTTGGTCGGTCGCCAACTGCGCGCCGAACGTCTCTAAGTCTTTGACCAAGAGCAGTTTTTATAACTTCAGCTCGCGCCATGCCAAATGAGCAACATCAGGGTTTACAATACCCAGATATTGCCTTATCCCTATCCTATGCGATGCGGACATCCGCACCGCTTTTACCTTAACCGCCCCAAGAAAAGGCGGGTGTTGCCGCACCCGCCTTCGCTGGAAGGAGACACCATGGCGCAACGCAAACCCAAGCTGCAGTGGGCGGAGATCCTCGCCAAACTGCACCTCGAGGGGATGACGCTGACCGAGCTTGCCCGGATCAACGACATCTCCGTCGGCTCGTTCACCCGCGTGAAAGGCCAGACGCATTACGCGGCCCAGCAGATCATCGCGGACTTCATCGGTGAGAAGCCCGAAGACCTCTGGCCCGACCGCTACCCCAAGGGGAAACCTCGCATCCTTGATAGGACGAAGTTCCCGCTCGTGGCCAGTGGAAAAAAGCCGATCCCCGCTGACGAGAAGGACGCCGCGTGATGGCTGTTTCGTCAGCGAGGAAGAAGTCCTCTGACATGCGCGAGGCCTGCGAGTGGCTGGAGCGCCGCCTGGCCTGGCTCGCCGAGGAGTGGGAGACACGCGGTCCGAAGGGCCACCCCAACCCGGATGCGAGCGAGCTGATGACGAACATCATGGCCGAACTCAGGGCCATGATCGACGAGCGGTTCGATCTCGGCGTCCACAATGAGCGCGGGAGGACGGAGGTCGTCCTGTACGGCGTGACGGCGGTTTCGTGGTACAGCCTGCGGCTGGCGCTGCGCAATTGGGTGTCGGTCGCCCGGCTGCGCCTCAGCGTCGCGGCCGAGGAGGCGCCGGCGGAAACCGTGGCGAGGGCGGCATGATGGCCCGGCCCGATTTCCATCGTCGCCCCACGGTCTGGCGCCGCCTCCTTGATGCGGCGCGCGCGCTCGACAACCACTGGATCGGCGACCTGATCGGCGCGGTGAGCCTTTTCGCCATGCTCTGGATCGCGCTGGTGGCCGGGTGGGTGCTGCAATGAGCGATCGTCGCCACCACCCCCTGCCGCCCGACGCGCCGCATGCGCATGTCTGCCTCGCGCCGGGCTGGTGGGTCCTGCCGCTGGCGATCGCCAACGTGATCTTCTGGGGCGCACTGATCCTTCTGCTCATCTGAGCCTTCGCGGCGGCCCCGAGAGGGCCGCGGCGGTCAACGAGAAACGGCCATTGAGGCAAGGAAATGAGACGCATGAAGTCCTGGCGAACGCACCCGGCTGTGTCGGGCGCCGAGCCCCAGAGTGCCGCCCTGGAGCCGCAGCCGCGGGCCGCCGAGGAGCCGCCGGTCGAGCGCGAAATCCCCTATTCCAAGCCGAAGCCGGCCCGCGCGAAGGTCCGTCCCTGCCTGCGTTGCAGGAGCGACTTCAGGAGCGACGGGTTTCACAACCGGCTTTGCAGCAATTGCCGGCGCGCCGACAGCCCCCTGATCCCGCGGTGAGCCGATGCACGCCGCGCCGCTGACCTCGCCCAGATTGCAGCGTGTCCTGATGCTCCTGTCGGATGGCAAGCCGCGCAGCACCCGGGAGATCGTGCGCCGCGCCCGGGTCATGGCGGTCAACGCCTGCGTGGCCGAACTGCGCGCCCACGGCGCCGAGATCACCTGCACCGCCAGCATCATCGAGGGCCAGCGGCGCTTTTTCTACCGCATGACCAAGGAACCTGACACGAAATGACGACCGAGTTTCGCCACATTCGCCTTGACCAGATCAGTTTCGCCGACCGGGCGCGCGATCTCGACCTTGCTTGGGTCGAGGCGCTGGCCGCGATGATCCGGAACCACGGGTTGATCCTTCCGATCACCGTGCGGCATATCGCCGAGGGCTATCGGCTGGTCTCCGGCATGCACCGTTTCGAGGCATTCCGCCGACTTGGCGCGGAGGAAATCCCCTGCCTCGTTTCGACGGCGCCAACAGATGACGAGGCGCGGCTCGAGGAGGTGATGGAAAACCTCGGTCGGCAGGAGCTGAAGGCGCTCGACCGCTGCCGTCACTTGTCCGAGCTGAAGAAGGTCTGGGAACGGATGTATCCCGAGACCGCGCATGGGAAGGCGTCACCAAAGACGCAGAAAATGCGTCTTTCCTCTGATGCGCCTGAAATTTTTGGGTTCGCCCGCGCAACGGCCGACAAGATCGGCCTTTCAAAACGGGCAATTGAGCAGGACGTCACGATCTGGAACCGCCTTTCGTCCGCGTCTCGCCTGACCCTCGTCGGCATGAAAATGGCCACGAAGATGACCGAACTGAAGGCGCTCAGCGAACAGAAGCACCCGCGCCAGGCGCAGATCCTCGACCTCATTCAGAGCGAGGCGCATCCCGACATCCAGAATGTCGCGGAGGCGCTGTTCCACCTGGAGAGCGGCCGGGAGATCACGCCGATCGAAAAGCAGTTTCGGGCCGTCCGCACCGCATTTTCCAAGCTGCCCGACGCCGCGCTCGACATGGTGGTCTCGGCCGAGGTCGACCGCGTGATGGCATCGCTGAAACGGCTGGGGAGGATCTGATGACCGGCGTCAATCAAACACCCCCTCCGGCGGCGGGCTCGGCCAGGGCCACAGATAGTCGTCTGACAGATACGGTGCCGCAAGGACCGTCTGCACCGAACCGATCATCGCGCGGTACGATCCGCCCGGCCGAAGCTCAAGATCAGCAGCCTCAAGAACCGCAGCAGCCTCGAACGCCATCTGTGCGGCAGCTGCGAGCATCCAGAAACGGTCTTCCAGGGTTAGCTTGTCCAGCATCTTCCGGCGCGGAGCGGGCTGAGCGGTCGCAATCCGCTCAACAAGCAAGGGATCGCGCCGCGAGAAGGCGGCTAGATCCTGAACGGATCGCGACGAGAGCCGCGTCAGCAAGGGCTGGTAGGCCTCGTCGCGGAGCATGTCACGGAGTTCTTGCCCGACGTTCCAGGCATGCCTGGAATAGCTGGAAAGCGACATGGGAGGTTCTCCTGTGCCTCATCAAGGGTGACTCGCCCTCGAACGTAAAGCCTTGCTCGCCGTTCGTCATGTGGCTCCATCGGCTGCGCACGGGAGGCCGTATCTGATGGCCCGTCGCCGCGATCCCCTGACGAAGGACCTGTTCAGCTGGGAGCCGCCGCAGGTGGCCGTCGGCTACAGCGCCGACGTTGCCGGTCGCGGCCCGCTCGACAACCGCATCGCGCGGTCGATCAGCCAGGCCCTGCGCGATGCGCGTGACGCCGGCCTGCCGCGCGCCGAGGTCGCCCGGCGGATGACCGACCATCTGCGCCGCCCGATCTCGCCCGCGATGCTCGACAAATGGTCCTCCGAAGGGTCGGGCGAGCACCGCATCCCGCTCGAGGCCTTCGTTGCACTGGTCCATGCGACCGGCGCGACCAATCTCCTCGGCTTCGTGCCGCGGGAGTTCGGCTTCACCGTGATCGAGGATGAGTACGCCGAGCTGATCGAGGCGCAGCTCATCGACGAGCACGTCGACGAGATGCTGGCGCGGAAACAGGTGCTCGCCGCCCGCCGGAAGGTGCGGAGATGAGCATGCAGGAGTTCTTCACGACGCGCGAACTGGCTGAACTGGCCGCTCGTCTGGGCTACCAGGGAATGATGCACAACGAGCGGGGTGTACGGCGTCATGCCGACCGCGAAGGCTGGAATGAGTTGCCCGCAGACCTCTGCCGCAGGCGGAAAGGCCGCGGCGGCGGCGGCGGGCTTGAGTACCATATTTCGCTGGTGCCGCGCCTGGAGATCCTGCTGGCCGCCGAACGGCTCTTGCAGGCCGACACGACGGCCAGCCGGGCTGTCACCGTCCTGAATTCCGTCGACCAGAAACAGCCGGCCGCCACATGGCAACGTGACGTTGCCGACGCGCGCGGTCAGATCCTGACGGCGGTCATCGCCTTCGCAAGCCGCACGGGCAAGAAGATCAGCCAGGCGATCGCCGACTTCCTCGAGGCGCAAAATGGCCACGAGGCCTGGCTTCTGGCCTGCCGCGCCCGCGACCTCGGGGAGCTCCTGACGCTTTCAGACAAGCTGAAGCTGCAGGAAGGCTCGCCGATGGAGGCGCTGCCGGCGGTCGAGAACGGCCAGAGGAAGCTGACAGCGGATCACAAGTATCCATTCGGCTTCGGGATTGCCGCGGCAGTCCTCGCGACAGCCAACAACAGGCCGCGGAAGGATGACGAGTTCCAGAAGGTCGGCCGATCAACACTCTACGCCTGGCTCAAAGCTTATCAGGAAGGCGGTGTCGGTGCGCTTATGCCCGATGCGACCAAACTGGCCGAGCCGATCCCGCAGGACTTCTGGCGTTTCATGGGGTATTTCGCCCGCCCGGCGAAACCCAGGCTGTCGGAGATTTACGATACCTATCTGGCGGACGCACCCGAGGGCATTCGCCCCCTTACCGCCAATCAGGTCGAGTATATCCTGCGCGAGAAGCTGGACCACATCCAGCGCAACAAGGGGCGCGAAGGCCGCCTCGCGCTCCGGGCGCGCATGGCCTTTGTGTCGCGCGATACCAGCGATATTCTGCCCGGAACAATCTACGTCGGCGACGGGCACACGTTCGATGCCAGGATCGCGGATCCGGTCTCCCAGGCGGCCATGCGGCCCGAGATTACGGCCATCATCGATGTTGCGACGCGCCGCTGTGTGGGCTGGTCGATAGCCCGCAAGGAGAACGTGATCGCCGTCACCGAGGCGTTGCGCAACGCCTGCACCGATCACGGCATTCCGGCAGTCGTCTATTTCGACCGCGGCGCGGGCTACAAGAACAAGCGGTTTGACGACGAGGGCAACGGCCTCATGTCGCGCCTCGACATCACCAAGATGCACGCGCTGCCCTACGGATCACAGGCCAAAGGCAATATCGAACGTTCCCACCGGAGCATCTGGATCCCCTTCGCCCGCAAGCTTCCGACCTATCTCGGCGAAGACATGGACAAGGAGGCGCGCCTCAAGATCGACAAGCAGATCAAGGCGGATCGTAAGGAGTTCGGCTATTCGAGGCTGCTGATGCCCTGGGAGGAGTTCCGTCAGGAATGCCAGCGGCGGGTCGATGACTACAATGATCGTCCCCACAGCGAGCTGCCCCGCTTTGCCGATCCCGCGACAGGCCGTATCCGGCATATGTCTCCCGACGAATACTGGCAATCGCATGTTGACCGCGGGTTCGAACCCGTTCCGGTGGATCCGTTCACGATCGATGACCTGTTCCGCCCCTACGAGAAGCGGACCGTCAGCCGTTGCCTCGTCGAGCTCTGGACCAACCAGTATTTCAGCCTCGACCTGAACCCCTACCACAAACAGGAAGTTCTCGTCGGCTATGATGACAATCAGGCCGACCGGGTCTGGATACGGGAAATCGATCGCACCACGAACGGCCCCGGCAAACTGATCTGCGTCGCCGCCTACGGTGGCAACAAGGTCAGCTACATGCCGAAAACCTTCCTCGAAGGGGCCATGGAGCGCCGGGAAAAAGGGCGGCTGAAGCGCAACGAAGCCCGCAGGATCGATATCGAGGCCGAGCGCCGCGCTCCGCTCGTCCTGGACTATCAGCCTGCGGAGCCTGCGGAATTCATCGATCTCACGCCCAGCCAGCCGGTCCCTGATCTGTTGTCCGAACCCCGGGACCTGCCCGGCGCCGAGACCGTATCTCGTATCGCCGCGATCACCACCGACGCCGATCTGGCGAAGCTTTGCCTCGCGGATCCCGGCCAACTGACCGAGGGGCGCGCACGGATCCTGCGCGAGGCGATGTCGCGTCGCAACGCACGGGAGTTGTTGAGAATTTCAGGCGTGGACCTGGACGAGTTGGACGACCTGCTCAGGTCCGCCGCCTGAATACTGACGAGCAGTAGCAAGGAGAAGACTACATGAAACCGATCTTCGTTGAAACCCGGAACTACCAGCGCTTCATGGAGGGGCTCGACGCGCTCGATGCGCGCGGCTCGGAAGAGTGCCGCCTCGTCGTGGTCGACGGGCTGCCGGGCCTCGGAAAGACCACGATCCTTGCGCGCTGGGCCGCGCAGGAGAGCTGCCTCTATCTCAGGGCCAAGACCGAATGGACGGCCTACTGGATGATGGCCGAGCTCTTGGCGGAAGCCACCGTCACGCCGCCTCATGGCCATGAGGCCCGTTTCCGCGCCTGCATCGCCATGCTCCGCGAACGCATGGGGCTTGCCCGTGCCACCGGCTCGCAGTTCGCCGTCGTCATCGACGAGGCCGACTATGTCTCGCGCCACTCGCGCCTCGTTGATGCGATCCGCGACCTCGCCGACCTCGCCGAGGTGCCCTTCATCCTGGTTGGCATGGGCCGGATCCGTGACAATCTCACGCGCCACCCGCAAACCGCCTCGCGCATCAGTCGCTACGTGCGCTTCGAGCCCGCCGACCTCAAGGACGTCGAGAAGTTTCTTGCCGAAAAATGCGACATCGCCGTCGCGCCCGACCTGACGGGTTTCGTTCACCGTGCGACTGGCGGGTTCAACCGCGAGCTTCTCGAGGCGATCCGGTCCATCGAGCGGTTCGGTCACCGCAATCCGCCGGCGGGCTCCGATGGCCTGACCGCCCGCGAAATGGCCGGGCAGCACCTTATCAACGACCGCAAATCGGGTCAGCCGATCGCGGTGCCGGCGCGCTGACCATGGATCAGGACATGACCATCCAGACGCGCATCCTTCAGGGCCTTGGCGACAGCTGTCTGATGATCGGCGATATCGCCGGCCAGCTCGGCCTGTCAAACGGCCAGGTGAGCGATGCCGCGGCAAATCTGATCGGCCGGGGCTACGTCGAGCGGGTCGAACGCGGCTGCTTCCAGCTGACCGAGGCCGGCCGCGCCGCCCGTGACTCGGGTGTCAGGATCGAGACGGGTGTGACGGGTCCGACCCGCGCGGCGCGGAAGCCCCGGCGATCCTCGATCCGTCAACGCGCCTGGAATGCCATGCGCATCATGCGGACGTTCACGGTGCCAGACATCGTGACGGCCATTGCCTGCGCCGGCGACGGAAACCCGGAGAAGAGCCTCCGCCATTATTTCCGGGCCCTGGCGCAGTCGGGCTATCTGGTGCGCTGCGCCCGCCGCCGACCGGGCACCGCGCCCGGGTCGAACGGCTACGCCGTCTACAGCCTCGTTCGTGATACCGGTCTGGTCGCACCGGTCATCAGCCAGGTTGCGCCGGTGATCCACGATTTCAACGGGGGGAGCGCATGCACCCCGCGCTGAACCTCGATCTGGCGGATCCCGAATGGCTCGCACTTCTGAAGGCTGAGCGGGGCAAGGGAAAGTCCGTCTCCGAAATCGCGCGTGCCTGTGACATGGCGCGGCCGTCGGTCTCTATGCTTCTCGCCGGGACCTATCCGGCCCGGAGCCTTGACCTGGTGGAACGCAAGCACGGTGCCGCCATCGTCAAGGCATTCCGCGACCAGGTGCTTTGTCCTCACCTCAGGCGCGGGATCCCCATCGACGAATGCCGGTCACATGCCAGCGCGCCGATGTCGATCTCGAACCTCGACCGCATGCGCCATTCCGAGGCCTGCCGTCGCTGCCCGCTCAACCCCGTAGCGACAGGAGACACGGCATGAAGCGCTGGACCATCCCTGAACTGACGGACCTCGTGCAGAAGGGCGTCGGCAAGGTCACCCTGCACGGCCCGCGCGGCGCCACGCTCGTCAGCATGGAAGAGATCGAGGCCATGGCCGCGATGCTCGTCATCCTCGGCGTCCCGCCGATCGAGCCGGGCGCCTATCGCCCGCCAACCAAAATACCACACACCGAAGGAGAACGGACATGACCCAGCACGAAAGCACCCACAACCCCAAGGACATCCCCGACGGCAAGATCGTCGTCGGTGACAAGACCTATATGGCCGATCCGAAGGGCGCCCTTCTGCCCATCGAGATCGTCAAGCCGCAGCACCTTCTCGAGGACCAGATGGTGCGCGAGCAGTTCGGCTGGTTTCTGGCGCTTGTCGAACAGATCAGCCGGTTCCGCGGCCATCTCTTCGGCGATCTCGGCGAGTTCGACGCGCTCCTCGCCGAGAAGTATGGCGTCGAGAAGGGGGGCGCGAAGGGCAACCGGACCTATTCTACGGTCGATGACTGCTACCGGATCAGCATCAGGGTCCGGGATGCGCTCGACTTCGGCCCGGAGCTGCAGCAGGCGAAGGCCCTCATCGACGAATGTCTGCGCGGCTGGTCCGAGGACGCCGCAGCGCCCCTGCGCGTGATCGTCAACGGCGCGTTCAACGTCGACAAGGAAGGCCTCATCAACAAGTCGGAGATCTTCAAGCTCCTCCGGCACAACATCACCGAACCCAGCTGGGTCTCTGCCATGGAGGCACTCAGGGACGCCGTCCGCATCACCGGCTCGCGCACCACGCCCGAGTTCAGGATGCGCCTCGGAACGGGCGAAAAGCTTGAGACCGTCAGCATCAACCTGTCGCGGGGGTGAGGGCGGCCATGGCTTATGTTCATTTTGATCGGGAGGCCGTCGCAGCTGCCGTGCGCAAAGCAGCCAACGCGAGCTTCGAACTGGCCCTGAGTGCAGTTCCCGACGAGGCGTCGCGCGCCTACGTGCGGGCCCAGCACCGTTTCACCGACAGTGTCGCCGAAGCCTATGCAGTCTGTATCGATCTGAAAAACGCGGGCACCACAGAGGAGATGGTGGCCAGCGCGCTCGGCGCGAACCTCGGCGTCCTCGTCGGGATGGCTATCATGAATGCCGAGAACCCCGGGCTCTGTGCCCGCCGGATCAACGCCGCGCTTCAAGCGGCTGTCGAGAGCGCACTCGGCGGCGATCGGAGCGATTTCTCGAGCGCCCCCCCGGCTGTCGTGAACGGCCAGCCGGGGGGGGGCGGGCATGACTACGAAGTCTCGCTCCAAGGACCTTTGGGCGCTCCGCCAGAAAGCCAGGGTCCGCGCGGCGAAAGCCGAGATAGCCATGATCGAGACCCGCCAGGTCTCCGAGGCGGCCGAAGCTGAGTACGACGCCGCAAACCAAGCCTCCATCGAGGCTGGAGCGGCATGGCGCAAATCCCTCACCGACGAAAAGGAGACCAGCCAGTGACCGTTCCCTTCTGGACGGCCAACGGCACGATTGACCTCGCGGAGCTGCGCCCCGAGGACATGACCGTCGAGATCATCGGCGGGACCCTGGCAAAAGCCAACCGCTTCGGCGGCAGGACGCCGGAGCCCTGGTCGGTCGCCGTGCATTCGGTCCTGGTCGAGCATCTCTGCCCGCCCGACGTCCGGCCCTGGGCGCTTCTCCATGACGCGCATGAGGCCTTCCTCGGCGATCTGATGACGCCATCGGTCGATCTCATCGCGCTTTGCTGCCCGAAGCCGGCCGTCATCGAGCAGGCGATCCACCAGGCCAAGGGCCGGATCGACCGCGCGATCGGTTCGGCCTGGGGCGTCCCGGTGCGCTCGATGAATGCCGCAGTCCGTCAGGCGGATCATGTGGCCGTCATCGCGGAGGCCGCGATGTTTCTCGGCGTCCGGCCGGAGCGCGCCTCGCCCGCCGAAGAGGAAATGCTCGACCGGGCAATCTCTCTGCTGCGCGAGCTTCCGGTCGGCGGCGACTGGCGGGCCGCGGGGGCGGGAACGCTGGCGCGGCACGGGCCCAACACAACCACC